TCGTATCTTGTCTAGGGCGTTGTAAATCCCTCTGTATGTACGGAGGCACCCGTACAGGAAAGACCACCTGGTCTAGATCCCTGGGTAAACACATCTACTGTGTGGGATTGGTATCCGGTAACGAGTGTCTCAAGGCACCCGTGGTCGACTACGCTATATTCGACGATATAAGAGGAGGGATCAAATTCTTCCCGTCTTTCAAGGAATGGCTCGGTGCACAAGCATGCGTCACTATCAAACGACTTTACCACGAGCCAGAGTTAGTCACATGGGGCAAACCAAGTATTTGGTTATCAAACACGGATCCCCGTGATGAGATGCAAGATTCAGATGTTCATTGGATGAACGGAAACTGTGTTTTCATTTACGTCCCTCAAGAGGAACCTATAGCTATCTTTCATGCCAATACAGAGTCGTTGTCGAGTTCCACGTCAGATTAGCTGGCGCTGCTCCTAGCTGCTTATACATATCAAATATATACACATCTCCCATCGTATTGAGTGAATTCGAGCTGAATCCTGCCGGTGCAGTAATGTTGCCAGACTCAACGTCTGCATAATGAATAGTTCTGCCGAGGCGATGATACAATTTAACATCCTTTAGCAACGCAGAATCGTTACCACTCCGCATACGCGTGACCTTATCAGAAAGGATGCTGTAGTTTTCGGAGTCCGGAACTCCGAGGAAAGGGTCGAGATAATCCATACCACGTGTCCCGCGCATCAGGCCACGCGTAACAAATAACAACTGTGCAGGTGACAAGCTGGATACACTCCGCCCGACACGTATATTACCGGGCGCATTGTTGGGATTGGTTATCCCCCCAGGTGGACTCTCAGGACTAATCGACGCAAAATCCGTCTCAAAATAGGTATACTGGGTCTGCGGTAACGATGACTCAGGGAAGGGTCCCTTCACCGTAAAAATGATCCTCCTCCAATCCCATGGATCACTCGTATCAGACTCGAACGCAATACGTTCGGCAATACCCTTCATCCAACACTTTGATGAAGACCTAGTTGACGTAGAATTCGGATTAATTCCCGACAAAGGGCGTGCTGTCGCACACCACAAAACTCCGTTCAACACGGAGTTCACAGACCCAAAGTTCCCCCCATCAACCACATTTCGCGACATCATCGTGTCGCGCTTCTTGACACTGGCAATAGCCACCACAGCACGTTTCGTCATAACCCTTCTTCCGCGAGTACTGCGACGGCGTGTCCGACCGACTGAGCGTCGGCCTCTTCGCTTGGGAGCTCTCCTCCTTCGGTAAGACTTTCGGCGGTACGCCATCTCGGATAGGAATTTCGGCAGTTGAAAGCGGGGCAGTCATATCGGTTAAATAACAGAGGGGTAGGTGGACACATATAAATAGTCGGGCTGTGCCCTGTGTCCTGGGCTATAACATTAGTTTGCCCAGGAACACCAAGAACACATGTCTTTCGCAGTAAACGCTCAATATGTCCTCCTCACCTACGCTCAATCAACTGGTCTTGACGGATGGACCGTTATGGAACACATTTCAGCGCTGGGAGGCGAGTGTATCGTCGCAAGAGAAGATCACGCTGATGGAGGAACTCATCTCCATGTTTTCTGTGACTTCGGACGGAAGTTTAGAAGTCGAAAAACTGATGTATTCGATGTGGGTGATCATCACCCAAACATTGAACCTTCTCGAGGAACACCAGAGAAGGGATACGACTATGCGATCAAGGATGGCGATGTTATCTGCGGAGGCCTCGGCAGACCAACAACCAGCCGAACTGGAGATAGCAAGGCTCATTCTAAATGGACTGAGATTACGAGTGCTCCGACTCGAGAACTCTTTTGGGAATACGTTCACAACTTGGATCCAAAGAGTGCAGCTTGCGCTTTCACGCAACTGTCAAAATATTGCGACTGGAAATACGCTGTACATGCTCCCGAATATCGGACGCCAACCGGAGTTGAATTCACTGATGGAAGTCTTGATGGACGATATGATTGGTTACAGCAGTCTGGCCTGGGAGGTGGACCACCACGAGTAGGTTAGTGGTCCTTGCGCTCGAGGGGGCCACGGCCTTTACGCTTCGCTGGCCGCCCCCGTCGCTTCAGTCGAAGGCGCTTCGCTAACTCGTATCTTGTCTAGGGCGTTGTAAATCCCTCTGTATGTACGGAGGCACCCGTACAGGAAAGACCACCTGGTCTAGATCCCTGGGTAAACACATCTACTGTGTGGGATTGGTATCCGGTAACGAGTG